TCGCCCATATGTCACGTTGTGACATTATGTCCCACCAGTGACTTACATCGGTAAGAAATATCATATCAGTATCAAGTATTACTGTTTCATCGTATGGAGTCATATAGTAATACTTCCACTTGTTATTAATTTTCCATTCTGCATCTGCGGCGTCGTCTTGCCAGGGAATATCTATAATATTATCAAATACTTTTCTGTGTTTGGCTTTGATTTGTTTTTTAGTTTTAGGGTCTACGCATACTGTCAGACTGTTGACCTTGCTCTGTGTTAGTTTTAAATTCAAGGCAAGGGCATACGCCTGCTCTAGATAATCAACAGTATCGTTGTTCTGTGCTATTACTATATAGCCTCTACTCATAGTTTTTTCCAATCCTCTCTAAACAGACAATAACGTTCTTCGCCACTATCTGTTTTATACATAAATTGCATACCCAATATTTCTACAACAACTCCTTCGTTTTGTCTGCCAAAGGCGGGTTCTTTATGTAGTATTCTATCTCCTAGTTTAGGCTGTTTACTTTTACTCAATGGTTACCTCTGCTTCTGTTTCTATTACAACTCTAGCACCACATGGTAGCAATGGCTTGTCGTTACCACCATAAACAATTTTACTAGGCCCGTGTATTTCTACACTATGTCCATATGTATTACTACGTCCTTCCTTGACTGTAATCACAGGCTCGTTAGTTCCGTGTTTTTTATTTGCACGAATCTTGTGCATGTTTACATGTATATATTTTTTTGCCATATTTTCCTCATCTTATATGAATATAATTATCCTTATTTTTATTTGCTGGATAAATTTCTGCAGATTGATTAATTATTTCCTTAGCAAGATCATAATTATGTTCTAATATTAATTCAGTTTCTTGTGTGTATATTTTATTGTGTAGTTTTTCACAAGTAAAACTAGTTAATTGATTTAATACATGATAAATCCTTTTATCATCTTCCATGCTATCATAACTTTCATCAAAAATGTGTGGGAATGTTTTAAACCCTAACTTTTGTAACTCTTTTATAGAATTTTTCTGACCTATAATTATAAAAGGCCTTTTATTATAAATACTACGCCAAATTTTTTCACTAAAAAAGACTGGTTCCCACCAATTAAATTTTTCTATATGTTCGTATTCATGTTCGTAATATGTTTCTGTAACCAGGTCAAAATATGTGTTATAATAAATTTCAAAAAATGCGGGTCCTGGATTATGCTTTGTAGGACGATCTTTTATGTTTGTATGACCTTCAAAAGATTTAGGAATTAAATTAATCAGTTTAGGATCTAGATTTTTATTTAAAGGGTCTACTTCATACCTGGATACCCAACTCCATTCTATTAAGTCAAGTAAATTATTTTCACATAAAAAATTAATAGTCTTAACTCTGTGATGTTTAGGAACACCAGATAAAAAAGTAAAATATTTTTCTTTTAAATTTGTTTTTCCTTTCTCATAATTATCGCTATGATCGTCAGTGTTGTCCATGAGCATACCTAACCAAAGAGGGTGATAATTTACTGATTTAAATTTTTTTATTGGATTATTTCTTTCACACCATTGCTCATATAATTCTGCACCGTTTGTATTCCCCCACCATAAATTTAATTTATTAGGAGGAAAGTTTACATCTTCACAATGTTTATGTATAAGTGTAAAGAAATCTATATGATTTACAGCACAATAATCTTCCCTCGATCCTCTAGGATATATACCTCCTTCTCCACTGTGTAGCAAATGGGCTTCTCGACCATTACACATAGCAATTCTACCTTTTAGTGTATTTTGGAAATCATAATGCTCTTGAGCATGAATTACACATATATTATCTGACATAATCCAATAATTCCTTACTTACTCTGTTTATGGCCCATTTGTTCATAACATGTAAATCAATGTCTTTCCATTTTGTTAAAATAAAATCTCCAGGACTTTTAGGCTTTTCCAAATACATTATAATAGTGTTTTTGTCTACAGCACTATGTATATCGTCAGTATCAAAACTTTTATACAGAGTAGTAGGCAACTGTGGTATTCCTTTATCAGTAAAACCTGACATCATATGAGCGGCAATAGAGAAACTGTAATCGTTTCTGTATAGAGTACCTTGCCACTTGTATAAGTCACGATAATATTGCGGATTATTTTTTACATGTTTGACGAAGTTAAAAAAACTTTCAGCATATTCTGTTTTGCGGAAATAAACCACAGTTGCCCAGTACATTGTTATACCTAAATGGTTTAACCTATTTAATGAGGGGTCTTTCCTTTCAAACATAATGTCTTGAAAGTTCCAGTTCATCATAAGTTCGTTATTATGACCCCAACATTGATTTAGTGTATCACTTAATATTAAATAATCAACATCAAGTAATATTGTTTCATCATAAGGTGAGATATCGTAAGCATCGCACCTGTTTACATTATAAAATGGTAAATTTTTAACACTATGACTAGTGTCTTTGTATAATCTAACATTTGTATTTTTAAATTTTTTATCTTTTTCGATTATAATTATATTACTAATTGCTTTTTTAAGTAGTCTTTTGCCTAGTGTTTTTTCTGCATGTTTTAAACTGAACGGATCTGTTACTACTGTAATATCTTTTATGCCTAAATTTTTTTGTATTAGTAAAGCATTTACAACTGCTAATTTTATATAATCTATTTCCTCATTGTTATGAGCAAACATCAATATACCTCTAGACATTTTTTAATAACTCCCAACAATGTTTCCAATCTTTAATATGAAATACCTGATGTGGCTCTAAAAGATTTGCTACAGGATAATCATTACCTGCTTCATCACATCGGTCACCAAAAAATCTTATACTGGAAATATCATAATCATGTACTACTTGGCTTTTATCACAACCTTTGGCAAAAATATCTATTCCTGTTTCACCACCTACTTTGGCTGAAAGATCTGGAAATGTTTCATTAAATTGTTTGGCTATATCAATTCTTTCATTAACAATTTTATCCCATTCATGATATACTTTTCTTTGCTCTGTGTTTGCGTTTCTGCCAACCACACTAAAATTTATCATGCCTATCCTGTGTTCAATGTGTAAGCCTGTTCTAGTAGTAAATTTACTGTTTGTTAATTTTTCTGTTAAAAACTTTTCCGCTTCTGCTGGTAGTTTCCAATCGTTAAACTTAATTTGATTTTCTTTTTCGTATACATCATTACCACTACAATTATAAACACGTCTACATTTGTTGTATAATGTGGTGCCTATTTGTTCTATTGTTTTAGGTCTGTCACTGCCTGTAACTAATACTATATTATGTTTTAAGGAAAAATTTATAAGCCACTTTTTGAAATCGTCATCTATTACACCTCTGCTGGGTGTAAGAGTGCCGTCTACATCAAATAGATAATTAAGTTCCGTCTTCATTTAGGTCTAATACTTTGTGTACTTTCCTTGATTTTCGCAATTTTTCATATTCAGCATAATAATCGTTTGTTACTTCAAAATATCTACTTTGTATTTCTTCGTAAAAACTTTCTATTTCAATCTGAATGGGATTGTTGTATATATCCAAGAGTACAACCTGTTTTTGACCTTCATCTAACAGTTGTTTACAGAATGTTATTAATGGAATATCAATGGTAAATGTTCCGCCATTAATACTGTAACTCAAAAGACTTTGAGTTTTTGCTTTTAATTGAGCCTGCTGATTATTTAACGTGGTACGATAATTAGCAAATTCCAATGCTTTTGTCAAACGTGTACTCATATCAATATTTATGAGCCATAAAAAAGCCAGTTACTGTGAACTGGCTTTTAAAAATGTTATTTTTATTATGATCCGCTTATAGCACCTGAACTTGTAGTTGGATTTGTAAAACTAAATCCTGAACCAGATGCATTTGGTATATGACGTCTTCCATTAATTGTTAATGTTCCGTCAATACTATCTGTATATCCTGCCGCATCATCACCAGTACTTGGCACACCGTCAGGACCAACGGCACCATCTGCCGCCGCGGCCGCGGCCGCTGTATAAGGATCACTTAATTCTGCTTTAAGTGTAATAACTGTAGGGTTAGAAGTTGAATTTACTTTACCATACATTTTAAAATAGTTTGAAGCATAAGCACCTGAACCTAATTTAGTCCAAATTAATCGGTAACCTGTACCTAATTCATAAGCACCTATACCAGCATTTGTTCCTGAACTACCACCTGCTGTTTGATAATCAATATAAACATCACCCATTGCACTTAATAAGTTTGTCCAGTCAGTGTTCTGTGTAGTTGAACTACCACCAGATCTACTAGCACTCATGCCAATTCTTCCACCACCATTAAAGAAAGCTCTTAACAAGCCTTCGTTAGCCCATGTAAATGTTGTTTCTTCAACTAAACTTGTTGTCCATGCTGATGTTCTTGAAGCACTATCGCCTGTTGAACTTGTTCTACCTGCTGGAGACCATCTGTTGTCCCAGCAATCTTTAATATTAAGCATGAGGTTAGACCAAGTTGTGTCATCAATAACTGTTGATGTTCCTACGTCTGATCCAACGTTTGTTCTAACTGATTGTCCTAAAAATGCACAAAGGGCCTGTACATCGTCTTGTAATCTTTTAAATCCGCCTGTGGCATTATCGGCATATACTAAACCACCTGCTGAAGCGGCATTTACACCTGCTCCGCCCTGGCCGTAACCGTAAATACCTGTTGTGGCAGGCATTGTGCCATTTCCAAATGTTACATCTGCGGCTGTGCCTAATAGAGTGTTTACGTTTGTTCTAGCATTATTGAAATCCAAGTCATCAATAATATCTCCTGCTACAACTTGTGTCATATTAGTACCACCACTAATTGTTACTGTTGAACCTGATGCCATTATGTTCTCCTAAATAAGTATTCTATACCTGTATTTATCTTTTTGCAGTATTATATTAAACTAATACTTCAATTACACCTGCGTCTGGTGTTGATTTATCTTCTAATGATTTACCCACAATACATGCCGCTGGTGCCTGATAGCCTCTGAATGGTGCCGCTTTGGCATGTCCCTCAGTTGAACTCTGAATAAGAACATCACCTTTTCTCACAACACCTACCACTTTACAAGGAACACGTCCTCTAAGTGCCACTGCTACTACGTTATCACCTTCCAAGCCTTCATTCATTAAATGTGCTGGTGCTGTACTAACAATACCTGCTATGCTTGGATCATTTTCTTTATTTGAAACTGTTACTTCAGCACTACCACCAATAACAACAACTGTGCCTGGTTCGTAACTGGCGTCTGCTAAATATTTCTCAGCCAAGTCAGCATATTGAGCCGCTGTTGCTGTACCAACAAAATAATTTGCCGCCACGTTACCAGCACCATCTCTGGCAACCAGTTTGTTTGCTGTTGAGGCCGTTGTTGCGTCTGCTTCTATACTGTCAGCATTTACAATTATATAACTACCTGCTCCAACGTTAAATGTTCTATCACTAGCAAGGGTACCACCACCTGTCAAACCATTACCTGCTGTGAGTGTGGTTGTACTTAATGCAACATTGGCAAACCTTACAGAACCTGATCCGTCTGTGATAAGTGCCTGGTCGGTACTACCGTCTGTGATTGGTAATGAGTATGCTGTACCACTTGTACCTAATGTTAAACTGGATGTAATACTTGCGTTTGCACTAAAGAAGTTTTCAACTGGTGCTCCACTTGTTCCTAAGTTTTGTGTACCAGCACCAAATGTTACGTTACCACTTACATCTATATTTGTAAAGTAACCGTTTGCAAATCTTGTTCCTGACTCACCTAAATCCACACTACCATTCGCACTTATTAATCCTGTTGAACCATCACCTATTGTTATAGTTCCAGTATATGTTTCTGCAAATTTTAAACTTGCACTACCCAATGTAAATGCATCATCAGTTGTTGGTATATAACTTCCTAGTGTTGTTATAATAGAACCAGCATCAATGTTTGATCCTGGTGAACCTATATTACCTAAATTAATTTTATATGCTGTATCGGCCTTGTATGCTCTTTCTGCCAATGCAACTGCTGTTGCGGCATACTCGTCTCTAAGATTCATACCTGGTTTAATAGTTGTTCCTATGCCTCCAGTTGAACTTAATTCTGTGAAGTAATTTATATTTTGACCGTCTGATTTACTGTCTGTACTTCCAGCAACAAATTCTGGATGGTCACTGAACACAGCCATCAATGTTTCTTTACCGTCAGTTGTAGTTGTTGCACCACCATTAACTGTACCATCACTAACGTAAACTAAACCTAAAACAGGCTTAGGATTACCACCTGAGTCTGTTAAATAAATATTTCTTAATTTTGTACCGTAATTACTAGGAGACCCTACACTTGAATCATTCGAGTATTCATTTGTAACTTCACCTGAGTATGCGGCTGGTTTATATGTTGTACCATTATAAATGTATAACTTTTGGTTACCGGTATCAAACCATGCATCACCTGTATTGGAAGTACTTGGAGCACTAGAGTTTACAATTATATTTGTAGCTCTTTTCCATGTAGATCCATTCCAGTATTTTAAGATACTTTCACTTTTATCATACCAAAGTTGCCCAGTTAATTTCTCACCCGATGGTGATGTGGTACTAGCGAAGTTTTCAAGATGTCTTACTGTATTTTCTACAAAATACTGGCCATATCCTGATACGTTTCTTCCGATTAACTTTAAGGCATAGGTGGTATCGACAGTAGTATCTTGGACTGTTATTGTCCTACTATTATCTGAATTTGTTATTGTATATGCCATCTTTTATCCTCTAACTTAACTGAACTCTTACAGTATAAACTATTTCAATTTTTCTGTTTTGACTTTTTTGTACAGGGTGAAATACTACATGAGTAAGCATTGTGCTAGTATCTATACTACTACCATCTGTTGGGTATGTAAATAAACCTAATTCATCAAATACATAGTCACCTTCGTTGTTTGTTGCTGTATCAAATAAGTCTGCGTCGTTTGGTTCATTATACCCTAAAGTACAAGTAACCTTAATATCTGTGTGTGAGGAACCTACAACTGTTGTTATAGACGTATCTGTTGTGCCTGGATTTAATCTTTTATCAAAAGTTCTACTATATAAACCTGCTGAGTTTTCATAACTTTCTGAAACTCTGGGTGTTTTATATAGAATTTTTCCTGCTGTATCAACACTAGTAGCACCATTACCAAATGCAATTCTGTCTATAAAGGCATTTTCTGTATTAAAGGCATTTAAGGCCTGTGCTACAATATACGCCATGTTTCCATAGTGTATAGCATTTCTTTTATTTACAAGCTCTTCACCTGTTTCTAAATCTTTTATCACAATATGACCACTGACGTTTAAACCAAGATTATCAATTGTTTGGCTTTCAGTCATGTCGTTTTCTTTTTCTGTTTTTTGGTTCATATCATTGCTCATCTAACTATTTATCACTTTTGCAAATAACTAGTTTTATTATTTGTCATGTAAAAACTTCATTATGCTTGTTACACTACTTGCATTAGCACTATCGTAATCTGCTAAACTTACTGCACCTGTGTCTAAGAATGTATTAGACTCTGGAGCACCTACCAAGTCTGTAAATTCTTGGTCTCTGGAACCATCATATACATTTAATATAACATTTGCTCCTGCTTCATCAGTTACATACCAGTTTTCAGCAGTAGTACCTTTTGTTCCTCTTGTAATACCACTTATAATATTATTAACAGTATCTCTTTCTTTATATGTAATTCTTTCTGACTCGATCCACATAACACCAGGTGTTCCTAATGTTGGTCTTGGTAGCACACTAGCATTTGCTACTGTAATACTTCTGTCGCTTAATAACAGATTAGCACTTAATGTAGTACTTGATCGTACTCTAAGGAAGTGACTTTCGCCATCCATTGCTCTATGTACTCTATAAGTAACAGGCAGTGCATTTGCTACCACAATATTACTACTTGAATCAGCATTAGCATAAGGGCTTGTTGTAACAGTAAGTACAAAGTTTTCTTGTGGATCTATTTGTATTAATTCTTCTGGTCTATCTTCTCCATATAACATTCTGCTAAATGATACACCATCGAAACCTTCATAAGTGATATCGTTTCTTCTGAAGTTTACTAATGAACTATCAAATGTACCTGAATAGTTAATTACTTCTATACTTATATCACTTGCTGTGGTATCAAATGCTTCTGAATCATATCCGAAGAATTCCTGATAATCCAGTGACGGATCATATCCTTCAACAACTTTACTAAACACATTTGCGTCTAAAATATCACCTATAAAGTTTCCACCAACTTTATTTCTAGCACTATTTAAAGTACCGTCTAATGATCCTGCCTCAATGGCATTTAGCAATATTGTAGCATTACTTATTAAAGTAGTATTTGCACTAGAACCTGCAACATATCCTTGCCCTGTTAGATAAATTTCCATTTCATTTGTAAATTTAGTATTAACATCAGTATCAAATTTTATAATCCTGTCTATAGATCTTACATTAGCATTACCACTTACATCTGAATTACTTGCTGATTTAATCCATGCTATATTTGTTGCTATACTACTGTTAGCACTTTCTGAACTTGGGTTCCACTGGAATTGTGTTGATTGCCAGTTTGTTCTGTCAAATACAAGGCTTGTTTTTGTTTGCCTAATAGGTGATAGACTTTTGTTTGATATGCTATGATACTTAACATATTCGGCTGTATTTGCCATAAACTGGCTATCAGATTCTACATTTTCATCAAGTATTCTAATAGTACCTTGTGCAAAATCGGCATAAGGTGGTTTATCAAAATCACTTATCATTTGATCTTTAATGTATTCAAATGGTGGTTGCTTACCATCTTTATACTCTCTAATTTTACTTGAATAAGGTTTAAATTCGTTCATGTATTCTAAAACTTTATCAAAATTGTCTGGTTTAAATCCAGCAAATTTAATAAGATCTGTTTCTTCTTTTTCCACAAATACATAACTTGTTTTAAATGCCCAACTAAGTCCGCTTTGTTCTGCATAAGCATATTCTAATAATGTAAAGAAGAATATATTCCAGTAAGATGCATTATTAAATTTATTATCTTTAATTGTGTTTAAAATACTTCTTAATTCTCTGTCTAACATTGTGTTAGTGTTATCGGAATAAAATGTTTCGTTTAATTGAATTATCTCATTTTCTATACTGATAAGATTATATTTTCTTAAATTTCCATCGTATTGATACAGTTGACTTCTATCTGAGTCACTGCCTTTAATCTGTACTACAACACCGTCTCTAATATTTTTAAGTGAATTTAATTCGGTAAAACTATTGACTCTATAAACAGGTTTGTATGAATCATCATAATAGTTAATTAATTTAGTTACATTATCTACAGATTTAACACCATACCAATTTTCTGTTTTAAAATAAGTTCTTGAGGTTACTAAATCACTATCCCAATCTTCGAATTCAGTGTTCATTTTTAATGATTTAAATAAAGTGTTTATAAAATCATATGCAACTTTTCTAGCACCTTTTACATCTTTAAAGAATGTTTGTCTTGGCCTAAATGCTGAACCAAATTTTTGTACTTCACTAAGATTTTTATCAGGTACTTCTTTTCCTGTTTTATCATAACCACATAAACTATCTATAAGTTTTTGTGATAAGTCTTCAGGTATATTACTATTATTATCACCTTTTCTGGCTAGTAACCATGAGTCATGTTTTTTACCATTTGGATTTTGATTTCTACTAAAATTAATTTGTAAATTATCATTGTCATCGCTTAAAATATTTGCAATATTACTCATTACAAAAGATTTATTATCTATAAAACTTATTAAGTTTAATCCATATCCAATAGGATTTGCTAGATATTTTGCTATGTCAAATGTACTTAACTCTCTTCCGTGTTGCTGTACAGCAAAAGGAATTAATGCTTTTGTATTCCTTACCCAGAAGTAATAATAATCCTGTAATTTATTTGAAACTGGATTAAGCTCTGATTTTACTATGTATTGAGATCTTGGTGTTCCTGTTAATGCCCATGAAGTAGGTGGCTGATTAGAGCGTACCCATTCATAAACTGATATATTACTTCCTGGGAATGTGCTACCCCAATTTAGCCATCTTTCTCTAGATGTTCCTTGTTCGTACCAGTTATATCTTACTGTACTAGTATCCCACCAAACTTTACCAACCATTTTAGGATCACAAAAATTACTTCTTGCACTATCATAAACTACAGGATCGTTTTCACCTATAAAATGTATTTCATTTTCTATAAATCCAGGTAAAATACCTTTGAATGGATCATAAAGATGGATATCGTTTTGTTTTATACCGGTTTCATTATTATATGTAATAATTTTGTTAATAAATCTGGTGTCAGTTAAATCTTGTTGTTCTCTTATAACGTCACCGTTTTCTAAATATGCCCATTTACCAGTATCATTATAATTGTCGATCCATATATTTGCATAGGAATTAATATTTCCAGAAATTTCAGGATAATTTGTATTAGCAGAACTTATTTGTGTGTTACCACTATATCTTTGACTTTCTAAATAAAGTATATCTGCTTCTTGTGAAACACCAGAACTTAATAGTGTTACAGGGTCTCCTGTAATGCTTCTTAATTCATACTGATATAAATCTCTTAAAAACTCTACCTTTCCGTCACCAAATATACTAATACCGTCTTGTCCATTATCGTCATCATCATCACCAATAGTGTCTACACAAAGTAATTTTATAACATCTATTGGGCCTGAGGTATCTAAACCTAGGCCTAAATTATCAACTAGTTGATTCATTTTATTTGCAACAACTGGATTTTCATCTTTTAATTTTGTTTCTACTATTGCATGTACACAAAGCGAAGCAATATTATAATCGCCTGGTGGTAACCCTAAGGAATCCAATACACCAGGTGTAGTTTCACCAATTTCTAATCCATCAAATATTGGACTAGATATATCTATTTGAGAAATTAAATCGTTGATAGGTGTAATATCAATGTTAAAGTCGTCTGGACCGTACCCTGCATCACCTATAGCACCCTGTATTGCTGAACCTAAATCTGCCACTGCGTCTATATCAGCAATAACATCAGGTAAACCTAATGCTCTTTTGGCACTACCTGGTTGTGAGCAATCTGGTATTTCACTTGCTGTAAGGAATATTTTGGCACCTGCACCACCTAGTAATTTGTTGTTAATTGGGTCATACCCACCTGGTGAGCCTAAATTATCCAGTGTTACAGGATCAAATTGTCCTAAACCTGAACCGCCAACATATTCTGTACCTGCGTTATTCCAACCTGCCTCATCTCCAAGTAATACATGATCATATTCTAAAGGTAAACCGTTTGTTAAATCACTTGGGAATACTTTATAAATTCCCCTATCTAAAATTTTAACACTTGTAATTGTGCCGTAATAGTCAATACTTGTAACCTCAAATTTAGCAACTCTAGGCACCCTGCCTCCAGGTTTGTTATCCAATACTGCTTCTAATTCTGCTTGTTGAGGTTGTAGGAATCCGCTCTTGAATGTCAATATTCCTTCTCTTAATGCATCACCTAAGGTGTCTACTCCTGCGGCATTTTTATTAAGTTGAGCATACCTTAGTAATAATGGATTTACATTACCTACCTGGAATGTTAAAGGACTATCACTAAACGTACCGCCTAATACATCAGGTCTTACACTAAATGTTTGTCCTACTTGCCAATGTCTTCCACCTTTTCTTACTTCTACTGTGGCGGACTTGACACCTGCATCATTTTCTGTTACAATAACTTTAAGTCTGGCGTTTATACCATCTATCTTATTGGCATTATCAGTAACAGTTACACCTTCTTGATTTATGTCTATTATAGTATTTCCTACCGGAATACTGTTTGCTACAGATCCTACTGAGTCGATAGCACTAATTTCAAAAATCATATATTTTACAAAATCACCTCTAACAAGAGCATTTGAATAGTCTGATGGTTGAGGTATGGAACCCGTGTCTGTTATTGTAACTCTTGGTGGTCTATTAACATCAAATTCTTCACCACCTGAGTATAGATTTACTTTTTTAATACCGTTATTTGCATCAAACACTACATTTTTAACTAATGCATTTCTTCCTGGAGTAGAACCGTCTCCTATTGTAACAACAATATTTTCTGGTAAACTGTATCCAGCACCTGGATTTTTAATACAAATTTCTTTAACACCAGTAAATGGATCTTTAATTGGCGTACCACCAACTACTCTCAATCTGTCTCCAATAGAGTAGCCACTACCACCAGTTTGTACAACATTACTTGATGTCACAAAACCTTGGCTAGCACTTACATTTGAGTAACCATTTACTCCACCAGTTACATCTAAGTGAGCATAACTTACAGCAGTATCTACCAATGAACCAGATGAATCTAATATGTTTGTGGTTGCGGATACTGTAGATGTGTTACTGACTTCCTGTGCCACAAAAGCTCTGTTAATATGGAAATCTAATACTTCTTTATATAATCCACCTGAACAGCCTTCTTTTACTGTCAGAGGAACATTACTACAACTGCTTATTCTAATTAAATCACCGCTTAATGGTTTTGCTTCAAATCCTGTTGCATCAACACAATTTATCGCTTTTAGTATTGCTTCTGGGCTAGTACCTTTAAATGGTCCTATTGTTCTGCCATTAATGTTTATTGTGTCTTCTGGATTTAATCCTGACAAATTGCTTGTATCAATAGTGTGACCTGGTACTGGTTTATACAATGGTATAACAATTTTAGGACCTGCAGATGCACCTCTAAATTTAGGTTGAAATGTAATCTGAAAATTTGGGTTCCAATTTACATCATCGTCCTCTAATACAACTGGGCCTTCTGCTAATTCTTCTGGTGGAGATACTGGCATAGTATCTACCGGATCATCTCCACCTATACTTGCACCGTTATATGGGTCACTATAGTATAGTAAATTCCCTAATCCTAATCCTACATCTGCACCGGTTAAAGTAGCACCAGTTATATCTAAGAAAGTACCATCATCTAATTTAATATCTCCTCTGATCTTTTTAGGATTCCAATTATAGAACATACCACCTTGTTCAAATGCTGATTTATTAGCATCTAATACATTGTAGTAAGGCAATTCTGCCGCATCTAAATTTCTTAAAGGTCTTGCTTTTAGTGGAATATTTTTTGTTAATCTTTGTGCTAATGGTACCACAAACCCACCACTAATTTTTTGTACTTGATTGTTTACATATCTACCACTACCTAAAGATATTGGAGATCCGTATCCTGTGTTAGCAACCATTTTGACAGATTTTCTGTAAATGCTAGGTATAAAACTTAACCCTGTCATTGGTGCCCTATAGAAGCCAGATGTTTGAGCTATATTAATGTAAGGCCATTTAGGCGTAGGTAAACTTCCTTTATTTGTAACTATCTGATGATATTTGGCTACTGCCGCCTTTACTGCATTTCCGTAATTTGTGGTGTATTGGTAAGACCCAGCATTACCTGAACCTATAGACTTGGTGTTGTTTGTTCCACCTGAACTGCTATTTGTTCCTGATCCTCCGCCAGTACTTGCATTTCGATTCGTGTTATTAGTACTGCCGGAACCACCAGGATTAGTTCCTGATGTAGAAGATCCAGTGTTGTTATTACTTGAACTTGAACCTGTTCCTGATGTATTTGCACCTGGGCCTGAACTTGCACTTCCGCCACTGCTGGAATTATTACCTGTAGGCATTTGTGTTTGTTGTCCACAAGGCACAGTTGGATTGGGATCAGTTGCAGGATTATTAGGTGGAGGAGTAGCATTTGGTAATTTTAAAATATGGTCAAAGATATAACTTGCCTTTGGAATTATTACTTTAATATATCTATAATCGCCACCTGCAGGTATGTTAAAGTCCATTGCACCTGCATCGGTTACACCAATTAACTGATTAGATAAATTGGATTTGGGTGAACTATTGTTAGAGCGATGATCATCGAAATTCCTATTTGCGTAATTGGAGTTTGAAGCACCTGTACTTGATACAACATATTTGTTTCTTAATTCTTGTCTTTCATTATTTGTTAGTCTTCTTATATTACCCCAAGTAGACTCTGCAAGTAAATTAATTTCATTTCCTTTTTGTGGGCCTGCTAACACTTGTATTCCGTCTGAACCACTGTAATTGTTAAACAATATTGTAGCGGTGCCAGATCCTGGTGATTCGAAATGGAACTCTTCTGTTTTGTTTGCTCCTTGCTTGTCACTATAATCAAATATTACATATTCACCATTTCCACTTTGAGCACCTGTTTGTCCTCCTGTATTAGTTTGTGTATTTTTTACAATTCTTTCACTTGTTCGGTTAAGAGCAGATTTAGATCCTGACACATGCATTTCACAACAATGCCAATGATTACTTCCACCTTTACATGTACCTGTAATTAAAATTTCTGAATCGGCCTGCATATCTACTTGTATAACTGCACCTGCACCATTTGGTGAAGTGTATCCCGGTCCCATATACTTACATTTTATAGTACTTGCACCTACTATGGTTGCATTACCTGATACTACACTTACTGATATTGTGGTTGTGTCTCTACCTGATTTACCAGATTGGTATCCGTGTACATAAATTTTACCACTTTGAGTTACCTTAAATGGAACTCTAAAGGACTGGGTACTACCATTATCTGACCATGTTACAGCACCTGCGGCCGCTCTCTTCTTAAAGTCTATAGCACCACCACCTGTTTGTCCTGTTGGACTGTAATATCCTGAATAGTCGCCGCCCCACTTTCTTTTTCCATGTCCTGTACCTGATACCGTTCCCGATACTGTAATAGTGCCTGTACTTTCTATAGCACAATTTTGTGAGTTCCAGGTTAAAGGGCCATTTCCTCTAATAATACTATGAGGTATTCCTCTACCTGCTCTATTTGTTGAAGCACATGCGTCTGGCCCACAACGTTTTTCTGGAGCACCTTGTAAGGCCTGTCCTGTGAATACAGGAGCACCAGGTCCAATATCGTTAAGTGAGCTGTTTTGATTAATTTTAGGTGTCCACACAGGTACGTCAACAACACCATTGCTTATTGGTCCTTGGTCAGCATAAGTGTTTCCTACATTAACATCAGGGCCTCCTGTAATACTTCCTCCTGTACCAAAGTATTGTGGAGTTGCCAAATAATTGTTGTATGGTGTTTTCACTCCTGAACCATATGCACCGCTTAATGGTGAGTTAGGATCTATATAACTTTGAACAGGGTTTTTATTAAACGGCTTGTATCCTGCATTTGCTGGGTTTTTAAATTTAATATGACCCATTTTATCCATACCAGCAGACAAGTTTTCATCTAATTCTTCATTTCTTACATAAGGAGATTTACCTGCGTATGCTCTGTATGGAGTACCATCTGGCAAGTATGGTTTTTTCAACATTGGAATACCTAGACCAAATGTATTTCCTTTTTTGTTTATTAATCCTGCTTTTATGGCCTGAGTATTGTTAAATGACTCTACTATACCCTGTGGAGTAGTTGTATCATCTATTCTAAAACTTGTATTATTTAATTTAATTACATCATGATCTAATGTTGTAAGCACACATTCTTTTTCAAAAGTAAGTGTGACACCGTCTGCTACTGAAACTTTTTTGTCTAATTTTATTACACCAGTAACATTCATTTTACTGATGTCGGTAACTCTAACTCTTTCTGTGATTCCTGAGCCTGTTACTATAAATTTTCTACCTATTTCAATTGGTGGGCTTGATAATTTTATACTGTTAGAATTTACAACTGAACCGTCTACTACTGCATTAAAAGAAGGCGACACATCGTCTTCTGTAGCATTCCAGGCAAACACATCTTCAATAATAATTTCTGTATTGCTTTTTACATAACCTACATTATAAGTTTGGTTGTAGTAAGGGTTTTGTGCCTGGTGAACCATAACACGTTTTCCATTATAGCCTACAGGTAAATTGTGTGGCTCTGATGTTTTTATATGTAACCCTCTGGTTAAAACTTGTCCTGTGACATCTAAATTTGCATGATAAGGAGCATTAATAACAAAACTGTTTTGTGTTGCTGATTCTACCTGATAATACCCTCTTATATTATTTGATAAAACTTTTACTATCTCACCAATATATAGACCGTGATCTGGAACTGTAAGTTCACATTTTGTTAGCAGTCTACCCACCATGTTACTAGCATTTGCAGTAACATTACTCTGATTAAATGTAAAAGTACCATTATTTAAATTTACATTACTTGCTGTAACTGTTTGTAAATGAACGTTACTATGTTCATGTACAGTAAATTGTACACTTGTTAAAGAATTAGTAACACTTGTAATGGTTGTGTTCGCCACGTTACCAAAATAAGATTGGAATGTGGAATCATCTGTGTGTATATCAAATGTACCTGCTACATAATCTACATTACTTGCTGTATATCTTAAACTGGTTACTTCACTTGGAGTAAAGTCACCTACATTACTTCCTGAGAAAGTCAAATCAATCATTGTGATGTTACCCACGATGTTAGTTACATTTGCTGGATTACTTGCTGTAATAGTAATTTTACTATCATAAATTGCATTAGCACTACCACTAGTAGCATTTGCTGTATCTGAATGTAATAAACTAGTTGCAGAGTGAGTCACTAGAGTATGTGCTGGGTCTATAAGGAAAATTTGATCACCGTTTTGTATTGTGCTACCACCATTTGCAGTCATAATTACGGTGCCATTTGCATCTGCTTGTACAACATCACCTACAATTTTAGATCTTTGTGCTGGAGAAATATTACTAAAGTCATGATAGAAGGTTGAAGATGCTCCAACTCCAATAGTATCTATGTTCGCTTGTAACATTGTTATAGCACCAAAGTCTCTTATAAGTGCTGATTTTTTATCAACAACTTCTTGGTTGGTCCATAATACTACATCTTGTGAAGTTCTAGCACGTTTTATAACAAGTGTGTAATCTAAAAATCTAGATAAATCATTTTGTTGTAATTGATTACTATCTACATAGTCAAATAAATCAGCAGTAGTATATAAATATGCTCCAGGTGTACCATCTTGTTCTATAAAAGTTACACCTAAATCTTCAGGCTCTCTGAGTTTGTAAACATTCCAGTCATTATTTTCACTTTTTGCTATATGAATTAATTCATTTTTACTAGGCTTATAAACTCTGTCAGCACCAAATAGGTCTGGCATATCAATAACACCGAAACTCTGATAGTTTACATGTTTTCTGTCAACATAACCCGCATTAGGTATTTGAGTAAACTCAATATCTTTAACACCTGTATAATCTACATTTGAAACAAGTGGCCAAATTTCGTTTGTTCTTATTCCATTTGGCTTTTTAAGGAACCTGTTTTTGTCATCTATATCTAAAGTTATAATTTCATCATTCTTAATATCAGGAGTAATGTCAAAAATTCTTTTACTTGCAATTTGTACACTAAATCCTTCGTTACTCTGAACTTTTATACTTAAATTGCTTGTAGGAATATCTCCCTGATAGTCATCAGTAAAGTCTATAGTTGCTTTTTCTACTATGTAAATGTTTGAATTAGGAGCAATATTACCTTCTGGTAAATTAGTTACATCTAAAATTCTTACAGTAGTGTTATTAGGAACTGAATATTGACTTTGATCAACTGTGTTTTCTAATTTTGTACCATTTACATAAACATCTACATAAGAATAAATCCCTTCTACAAGAGCTGTGTTTTCGTTTGCAATAATACTGCTAGAATTTATCATTCCAGTTAGTGATGCTATGTTTACATCATATGGTCCACTTGTCGTCAATGTGGAAGTTGTTGTTTGGAATCTATCTCCAGCATCGTATTCCCAATAAGTTACATTTCCATCAATTCTTGGTACCAATGTATCGTCTACTGACACAATAATATTGTCTACAGTTGTGTTATTAGCAATAGTAAACCCAAATCTCTGTCTAGGTTGATATCTTTGTGCTGTTAAATTTAAATTTGCTAATCCTGAGCCACCTAATGTAAAATCTGATCCTGTAATCTGTAATACAAAACTACTGGAGTTTGCATTTGAATCAAAAGTTTCTATTGCTGTGGCAACAATATTTGCATTTGTTACACTATCAGTATTAATTGCTGTCACAACATTTGCTACCTCTGTTACACTACTTAAATCAATAGTTTGTGCAGATGTATTACTAGCAAAATGGTCTGCTATTGTTATGTTTGCTATACCTGATATGTTAGATTGTGGGAATAAACTTTCACTTACAGCAGATACATAATTAAATGTATATGTATTACTTGTAACATTAAGGTTAGATGTTAAAACTGTTAGTGTTGTATTTGCTTCTACATACCCTGTTCCAGGTTCTGTAATGCTTATACTGTTAATAGTACCATCTGAACTTAGTGTTGCTACTGCTGTGGCTTGTTTTTTAGGTGAATTAGTTGGAGCACCTAACTCTATTAATGGTGTTTCATAATAACTTGCATTTCTTTCTGTTATTACTATCTCTTTTACTAACCCAGTTATGTCTTCAGGAAATTCCAGTTGGAATAATTGTGGGTCTTGCACAATATCCTGTTTAGAAAGTTTTAACTCAATACTTTGATTGTTATCTAAATCACCAAATGACCCAGTTTTTAATGCCCATTCATCATATATGTTTACATTACCCTGGACAATTGAATTACTATTAAGTATTTTACTTATAGAATTTAATGTACCTTTAGATTGTATAGCACCTTTGTAAAATTCTACTTGATCATCGTCAGTAATTCCTAATTCTGTTAGATAAGACTTGTTTTCAAATCCTATTAAATTTCTTGATGCATTATATAATTGTTTATCTACAGGAACAAAACCAATTGTGTGGTAATTTGCCATTGTAGATGTAATATTATCTAAGTTAGGCTGTAATTCCCCTTCGTCAATAATGAACCCTTCAGAACTAAATCTTCCGTCCCAACCTAATGTTCTTTTACCTTTAAAGTTTAATCTTTTAATTCTTTGGTTTAGTAAATCGTTATAGTAAGTATCATTAAAGTCAGATACATTATCAATGCTTAAAACATGTTCTAATTGTTTTGTGTATAATGTAATACTATAAATCTGAGAGCCAACTGGTGGTTTAATTTGCAATCTGTTTGCGTCTCTGATTATTTCACATTCTTTAGGGTCAATTACAGCACCATTTTGGTCTAATATACTAAATTGATCTCTATATACACGTTTTATTTCAGAAACTGCTTCGTTTTGTTTTAAAAATTCAATACTACCTGCACCTGGAGAAAGTTCTAATGTATTTCCTACTTCCCAGCCGCCTGTGACCCAGAAAAGAAATTGCTCTGCGGCATAATTCCAATTTTTAACATTACCTATACTGTCGTCATACTCTCCAAAGTTAAATCCTATTGATTCTTGATACCTTCCTAAACTTATAAGTAGGTCAAACACTTCTTGTACAGAGGTAAACTCTTTATTATAATCTATTCTTTTTATAATACCTGTAGATTCTTTGTAAATTATTCCTTTAGCACCACCTTGTTGAGGAAGTGAAGGTAATCTATCCCATTGATCAGAAATAAATGTACTATTTGATGGCACATTCATTCTGGACATGTAATAACTGCCTAAATAGTTTACTATAGTTCCTAATGGATATTCTTTATTAGATGCCCAATTAATATATGAAACTGGTTTTCCGCCTCTAGTAATTGATTGTGATTCTTTTTGTTTATCACTTTCTAATATGTTAAAATAAGATAATGAGGTATCAAAACCTTTTATTTTATAACCATTTATAGTTTTTTCAATAATTACACCAGTGTAATTGTTTCTAGACTTGTTTCCACTGTCGTGTATTGTGACTTTTCTATTTTCAACCGGTATTATTATACTTGAAGCATTTCCTGTTGTACTATATTGGTCTGTTTTTATTGTTGCAGTATCACTGTCAACAAAACCTGCCATTCTATGAGAAATTTTTGTATTTAAAGTTTTTAATTTTTCTTTAAAATTATTAGTTATATCATAATCTTGAAATTTAAGCCAAGATTTTATAAATTGTGAGTACCCAATATTAGAAACAAACTGATTTTCGCTATCATATGTTCCATGAATTCTAAAGTCATCATCATTTTTATAATTCCATGTTTTTCTAGTTGTTTTGCTTACCCTGAATGATTTAGGACCAACAGTAGTTTTTACTAAGGCTATTGGGTCTGCAAAAGCTCTTGCAAATTTTCCAGGTTTTGCTAAAAGTAAAGAACGAATAACAGCAAAAGGATATGATGAACTATATTTCCATGCATTTTCTACCGGAGCACCATCGCCAATTCTCCATTCTGCATTTTGAGTATTATCTTGTGTTTGTGTTTCTGTATAAGTACTTCTAATTGCAGTGGTTACACTGGAAGGTGTTGGTGCTATACCTTTTCTATTGTTACTTAGGTCTTGTGGAGTAGCAAAAAACTCACTATTATATGTATTATCGGTTTTTGTGCCACCTCCAATAGCATAAGGGAACATAGGAGCACCATCATCATCTATTGTTACCACATAAAAACGTATAGGTGTGCTTGAAGATTCAGGGGTAACACCATATCTTGTGTTAAATTTACCTGCTGTACCGTTTTGTAAGGCTAAACTTGCACTATATTGATAATCTTCAAGGAATAAGCCTGTGTGAGCACCACCTGGGTGGCTACTTCTTGAACCAGGCTTTAATTCAAAACTACTTTTTACATTTGTTATGCTGTTATCGTCTACAATACCATTTGCATGATAAGAATTGTATCCATATGGGCCATAAATTGGTAATCCATCAAATGCCCAGCCAACAATTCCAGAGTGTGTAGTGCTATTACCCCAGACTTCTGTATTACTCATTTCTTCAGTAGGAACATGTGTATGAACAAGCCCGTTATTGTCAGTATGAGCAATTATTCCTTCATCTCTTCCATTTTTTTCTAAAAATCCTGCATTATATGTCCAGTTACCCTCATCTTCAAATGTTGTTGCATTAGAAGGGTTATAAATAGGCTGTCCATTTACTAAAACACCAATTGCACCATCTTGCATACTGGTATTTGACAAAGTTATTGAATTTAAATTTACTTGTGGTATACTGTATGCAGATGTAATTGGTTTTATAGGCTGTTCTCCAGCAAGTGTTCCAATTTTATCTGTATTATAGTTTGGAATATTTTTACTGCTTACATATACATTAGCATTATCAAAATAAACACTTAATCCGTCAGTCAATAAGTAACTGGTAGTTTTGTAATCTAAACTGGTGTTAGAAACTGTTTCATTATATGTTTTTGTTATAGTGGTTGAACCTGTGCTATCTATATCATAAGGAGATTTTAGATTTCCACTACTATCTACTGGTAAAACATCTTTCAAACCAGGTCTAGCACATGGGTTATTTTCTAAATCTTTGTATTCATTACCACTTAAATTTTCTCTAGAGCCCTGTCTAATTAATCCAAGTTCTAAATCTTGCCACATAGGTGTATTATTACTACTGTAATCTGTATATGTAGTTGTGATATATTGGCTATCCCACCATGTTGGTTTTTCTGTAAATCCTAACATTTCCCAAGGATGTGTATTAGGTCTTACTGTGTCATAATAGTATTCATACCAGCCTCTCCAGTGTCCTGGTACAGAAGATGCTCCTCTATAGTTCCAAGTCCACTCGTTATTGCTATCATAAAATTCATTTGTTACAAAATCAGTTTTGTTTTTTAAATTCCATGTGTTAAAATTGGTACGCATTAAATCATACCATTCATCATTAGAAAAATTAGTATTTCTAAATTTACCTGATCTTACATTAAATACACTTAATTCTGGTAAACTATTTGCATCTCTAAATTCTTTTTTAGCACTATTATAAATTCTGATTTCAAATTCTAATAGTATTTGGTCTTCTCTTGTGCCTTTTGTTGGTATTTTACTTCCATCATGACCTATAATTACTGAAACTGCTTCTTGGAAACTAGTGTCACTTTCTATTACAGGTTGAGTAAGGGGATATAAACCTAAAACACTTGGTGTTGGAGGACATTCTGCACTATCACGTTCTTTATCATATATTTTAAATACAAGTTTGTCTGCTAAGGCTAAATCTAAATGAGATGTTGGTGTAAATGTATTGCTTGTTGTCGTTGATGTTAAGGTATAGTCTTTATCTATTTCTAATAAATCAGTCTGTGTTCCTCTTACTTTGTAAACAAGAATACTATTTTCAATTTTGCTAAGATCTATATATTTTGCAGGAGTATAACTAGTATCATTTAATGTGTTTATAATTTTTTCTTCAGTAATATAATTATCACCAAACGGTATAGTATATGTTCTTTGAAAAACATCTTTACCCACACTAAAGGAAATTACATTCCGTAAAACATTGTCTAAAATAAATTCATTGGTGTAATTATCTGCATCTGTAGAGTTTAAATATTTTTCTATTTCAAAAACAAGTCTATTCTTATAACCAACATATTCTTTATGGCAAAAATTTATAGCATCTACTAAATTGTGCGGTGCTTCGTCTAATAGGAATGTTCCTAGAATTAAATCCTCATCTGCTTTTACAATATCTTTTGCATCTGAAGGGTTGGCTTTTAAATCTTTAAAATTATTATTACCTAAAGCATCACCCGTAATACCCGATGTATTTTTTATTAAATTAGAAAAATGCTCTAAATATTCTGGTTTAGATATATTTGTTATATCTAGTTTTTGTATGTTTCTATCCCATGTTATTGGTACATCATATTTACTAATACTTCGTTCTGAAATTAACCCGTTTTTAGTGTGAGCTATTATTTCAATCACATCTTTATCGTTAAAATCAAAACTATCAAATTTTATTAAACCTTTTTCTGTATAAACATAATTTGTGACAATTTTGTCATTTACTTTAACAACAATATTATAACCACTTGAAAAATTTGAATTTTCTTCAGGCTCACAGCCTATAAAATAAACTAGAGACTTATTGTCTAAATCAAATCTATTAATATAATAAAATGTTTTTACTGATTGTTTTGATTTGTTATTGCCTTCTTTCCAGGTATTATGAAATTCAGGCACAAGTTTATCTTTTTTATAATAAAAATATCCAGGTATAGAAGTACTTGCATTGTCTTTCGAATATTTTACCGTATAATTTTCTAAAAAGTTTTCAAATTGTATTTCACTTGACTTATAAAATTGCTTGTATGATAAAGGAAAATTAAGTATAGAATCTTTAGTACCTGTACCTATCTTATAATTAAATATCTTATTTCCAACAAAATCTGTATTAGGATATATTGAAGTGTCCCCTAAAAATGATCCCTCATCATTATAGATATTAAACAATGGTGCTTGGTGTAGGTTTAATTTAGATTGTGCCTTTTGTAAAATATTATTCTTCCAGTGCCATTCTGAACCTATATTTTGTTCACCTGCTTTAATATTAACTACTGCACCTTCTGTAAACTCTAATGCAACAAAATTTGCATCACCATCTTCTGCACCTGTAGGATTTTCATTTAAATTTGCAACTCTTGATAATGATATGGTTGCATTTGAATGGCCTACTTTGTAAATGTATTTAGAAATGCTTTCTGATTCATTTGGAAAAATTATAGTTCCGCCAACTGGTAAAGGTGATCCATCAATTAGTATACTAACTGCCTGTCCTTCTATTTCTGATTTTTTCCTTACTGGTTCAACTACCAAAACCTCACCAATAAAATTTTTGCCATGGTTGTATAATTCTATGTCATGGTCAAATTCTATAATTGGTCTTTTTGCTCTATATTCTTTACCGGGTATATCCATACCAGCATCAATGTAGTTTTGTTTATGATGCCAAAAGTTTACCCTACTCCAAACATTTCTATTAGATGATCCTCTTTTTAAAACATTATAGTCTGGATTTCCCTGTGAAGTTCTACCTCCCCAAACAGCATCTCCATTTCCATCGCCATCATTGTCTATATCCCAACCATAGTCAGTAGAACTATCAGGAGCACCACCTAAATAAAAGTCTCCAGTGTTTGGGTCAACTCCACTAAGTGCCATATCTGAAATACCAGTAGTAAATGTACCACTTGCATTGGATGTAAATGAGTACATGTCTGTTCTCACAGTACCCACAAATCCTGTACCGTTAAAAATTACACTTAAATTTGAACCTTGGTTTAATAATACATCATGAGATATTTTTAAAATATCTCCCTCTCTGGCTACATCAAATGTTAAATCTGAACCCCCACCTGAACCTAACTCAGCATCTGTTATTGTGATAGTATCACCTACAGCATGTCCTGTACCACCGTTTAAAAATTCTATAAAACTGTCGCCTGGCTCGAGAACATTATCTATTGTGAATGTAATTGTGTCTAAGTTTGCACTTCCAAAAAGATTTCCATAAATTGTAAATGTGTCTCCTTCTGAAAAGTCTATACCTCCATCATTAATATCAATACTAACAGTACCTGAACTTATATTAACGTTAAATATTGCATCATTACCTGAACCTGATGTTGCTATGTTTCCTGCTGTGGGGACGTCTAACATGTCCACTAAAAATGATGTATCTGAAACTGACACATTACTGAGTGTGATATTTCCTAGTTCAAATATGCCTTGAGGTTTTTCTATTTCTAAAACATTAAAAGTTAAATCAGGACCACTTACACCATCTATATCATTACCTGCTATTGTAAGCAGTTCTGCTCTGCGATAGCCACTACCAGCATTATTAATAGTAACAGTAACATTTTGGCTTCCGTCATACTCAATATCAAATGTTGCACCAGTACCTGTACCACCTGTGGCACTTAATCCTGTTTTTGTTATATTTGTTCTAGCAGTTGATATTGTAGCATTACCTTGCCATACTGCTTTTTGGTCGTCAATGTTTACAATAGTTTGTATTTCTGTTTCATCAAAAACTGTAACTCTAAAGTTTTGATTTATACCACTACCACTAGTGGTACCAGATGTAGTATATATTCCAGGTGTTCTGCTTGTATCAAAACTATTAGAAATATTTTCAATAGATACAATAGATGTATTTGTTAAACTTTCAACAGTAGCATTTTCTGTGCCACTTATTAAAACATTTTGACCTATAAAAATATTACTGCTGTCATCAAGTGCTAATTTATTATAAGAATATTCTCTAGTACTTTTGTCAGCATTATAAAATGACACCATAGTATTTGCAACATTAAGTGTTGTAAAGACTTCTGTACCTGTAATTGTTAATCCAATAGGCGCACTATAACCTGTTCCATTTGCTGTAACAGTTACGTCAGTAATACTTCCACTTACATTAGAATTTGCTGTTGCTGTTGCTAATGTTGTATTTGCTCCAGTAAAAGATATAACTGGTTCTAAATAACCTATACCAGGATTATCAATTATTACACCAGTAATATTTCCTGCTGTATGTTTAACATTAGTATCTAATTCTGTAAATACAGTATTATCCCATGTGTTTAAAACTGCTGTAGAATAACCTGTTGCTACGTTTTGGTTTCTAGGTATAAGTCTTATGGAGTCACCAACACCTTCAATATAATAGTCTATTCCTGATCTATTTGATGGTATTACAAATTCACCTGAAAAATTAACAACCATTCCATTTTTAAATGTTACATTATTTGCGGATGTGAATGATTTTTTACCTATAATATCAGTATCTATATCAATTGGATTAGACAATGAGCCTGTAACTGTAATTGCTCTTAAATCATTATTGCTCCAAAAGTATTCCTGATAATTTATAAATTTGTCAATATCTATTGGAGGTAAAAATGATGTATAATTTGTACTAAAAATCCTGTTATGATCTTTTGTGTCTACACCATAAACTTTTAATTTGTCAACTACCTCATCATAAAAAACAAAGTTCTCACTTTCTCCTGTTTCTAAATTTAAAGTATTCACCGCAGGAGTTAAAGAATAATGATGTCTGTTTGCTGAAGTTTCTCGTAAAAAACTGCCTAGTACATTAAATTGGTCACTGTCTTGCTTACCAATAAATCCATTTATGACTTCTACATTTGCTGGACTAAAAAGTTGTTCTACTGTACTGTCAAAGAAATTCTTTACAGCCGTAGTTTGCAATACGTTGGGTAATTTATTGTAAAGTTTATCCGCCATTAATATCCACCACTAGAACCTGAACCAGTTGAACCTGAATTTGATGAACTGCTGTCATTACCTATTGTTCCTGTGTAATTACCATGGAACATTGTTTTGTTCATAACTAGGCCATTAGGCATGTAAAATACTTGTCCATAAAATCTGTGTATATGACTAGTGCCGTCGCCAGCCGCATTTGCAAGAACTTCGTCTGCATATAAAGGATAATATCCGTTAATTGCATAAGGCCCTGCGGATTCTATTGCATCATTGGCTATAACAACATTAGAAGCATTATCTATATTAATTGTTGATCTTGTTAATTTACTAATTATTTCTATATCTGATACTTTTGCTGTACTTAAAAATAATTCATTTGATTCTGGTTTTACACTAAATAAATCTCCAAATTTACTGTTTCCCTGTTTAGGCAAGATCACAATACTACCAACCATTCCTTTTAATTGTTGATGAACGTATGTGCTTAATTCTGTGAAGTAAAAAGTTTCTCCGAAATCCCAATTTGAAGGGTCAAAATAAGTGTTAAATGCTGAAATAATTTTAGATTTAATTTCGTTATCGCTCACATTTTCTGAAAGTTTTACCACTCTAAATTTTGCTTGTAATTCTGGATCAGCGTCTGCACCAAATAATTTTTTAAATTTTGCACTTTTAAATATTAAACTGTCACTTGCACTTTTAAACTCGTTGAGTTCACTAAACTGTACACTTAATTCATATGCTGAAGGGGGTGTAGGATATGGAGTACCTGGAACATTTAAATATTTGTTAATTTCTGTATTATATGTTTTTGTTAAAACAGTCATTTCTATAACATTGCTAATACTTGGGTCTATTCTGACATCTTTATCAGCCACATGATTCCATTTAAATACCATTGGTGTTTGTTCAGTTAAAAGTGTATTCTGTGATTCACCTCTGCCTTGTTTTACAGAATATTTGTCAGTTAGTACTGGCCTAATTTGGCTTACGTTTGTGCTATTAGGCGTCATTATATATACTTTGTTTTCATTAACAACATATACCTTAACACCTGATAATTTTGTTGTATTATTTTGCAGGTAAGAGGTAACCATATCATAATTGTCAACTACTATCCAGGATGTATTTGTAAATGATTGAGGATTATCGTATGTATCTGGGCTTAAAGTATTATTATTATCTTCTCTAATTAAAACAGTTTCTCCTCTGTAGTCTAATATTTCACCTTTAGAAGATCTTTCGTAAGTATAGCCATCAAAATCATCGTATTTTTCAAAAAATACTAAATCGTTAGAGTCTACGAATTCAGAAAATTGTAACGGTCTATCTGGTACTAAGTCGTTATCAGTATCGTATGGTGCTACAAGTACCTTTGAATTGTCAGTAAACCCGTCTGGTTCTTTATATGTACCTATAATATGCCAATCAATATTTCTATCTAATCTGTCTTTATAATTTTCATAACTTACTACTATTTTATCTACAAAAGTTTTTCCGCTACTGTCTGTAGCATTTAGATAATTTTGATTTTGTAGTTCGGTATATACTAAATTACCTGATTGTGTATTAACGTCCACGTTTGCTAAAATTAATCTTCCAAGTGAACTTGCATTATGACTTGCTCCGCCTACTCCAAAACTGTGTGTAACACCACTGCTGTTGGCATGGAAAATTTCTACTGTTGCTGTACCCGTATTGTATTGTTTATACATTACGTTACCTTCACTGTTAATAATATTATAACCAAATGTTGTATTTGTAAATGGTATCGTAATATTGCCAGGTATTTTAGATACTGTACCTATGTTATTTGCAATGGTTACATTAGTTGTAAGGGCGGCCGCAGTACCATCATCATAATATGTGTTTAGTGTAATTTTAGTATCGTTTACAAAAGTATCTAAGTTTATAATATCTGTTGGAGTATTGTTTGTTGGTACTCTCATTATACCAAAATTACTTTCCCATTGGAATCCAACATCAAACCATTTGGTATCTCTAGACCTTAATGGTAGTCCTATGTTATATGAACTAGCAGTTGGTGTTGTAAATGCTCCAGTTTCTTCACTATACCAAGAATCATTCAAACTATCAAAACTAGGATTACTATTATACCACCTAAATCTTTCAGTACTTCCTGGTTTATTATTAAGTGTTGTGATACTAATTTTATCCATATTGGATTTATTATTTGTATCAACAACTTTTACATTATTAATATTGTAAAATTTTATATCGCTATTACTTTGAAGAATATAATTTTCACCTCTTAGGGTTATTTCATATTTGTAAGAACTTTCATTAATAGGCACAAATGTAAATAATAATAACCAACTACTGTCAATAGGATTACCTGTGGTTTTTCCTGTATCAACTGCATCATAGTCTGATGTTTTATCTAAATTTTCGTTTTCTATTATATACCAAGTATCTGCAGATAAATTAGTATCTACATAAGCAGGAGAATATCCTAATCCAAATGTTTTCTTGTTTTCTATTTGTGATTGAACACTTATAATTTCAGTTCCCTGAAGTTCTTTTCTTAATGACACAATTACTTCATGTGCTTTCCATCCTGCAGGAATACTTGCACTTAAGGTCCATGGGCCTACCGCTGTACTTAAACCACTTGTAAGTAATCCAGCATTTTCTTCTCTGGTAATTCTTACCCATTTATAGTCAGCAACATTGTCTGGATTTACCCATTTAATAAAGTTGTTTTCCTGAATTTGTTTAAATGTTAGATAGTTATTTGTTAAAACAGACTCTGAACCAGACGATGTTACACTGGTTGTTTCAGTCATATAACCTGTGGCACCTTCATTAGTTACTGGTAGTGGCCTCCATGTAATATCCAAACTTTCTAAATCAAAGGAATTGTTTTTAAAATCAACCCAATTTTTTCTAGCAGTTTCATATAAGAAATTATTTAATGCCTGATTTTTAAGCAATTCAGGCAGTTTATTTACCACAAAATTATTAGCAGTATTATTAGGGCTTACTACAGTTGTTGAGGAGGTTGTACTGTATTCTTTATAAAGATATCCATCGTCTCCATATAATTCAATGTTTTGAACAGTTCCAGTAGGGTCATTGATGTCAATGTATCTGCTATGACCTGCATGTGTTTTATTAACTGCTTTTAACTTTTGAATGTTACTACTTTTACTAAATGGAAAAACATTATAGTCCTGAGCACTAACCATTCTGTTTTGTGTATAATAGATTTGCGAAGCATTTCTTTTTATGTTTCCTACAGTTTCAGTAGGAAGTCCATTGTTTACAGTTGATTGTAAACTAAATGTGACTGTTAAATTGTAAATTTTTCCTTCTTTGTTTTCATAAGGAATTGTTACAGTTCTTCTATCCATGTCTGCTGGTCTAATAGCATAGTTTTCACCGTCGCTAGTTCTGTACCATACTCTATAAACACCTGTGGGTATTTTACCAAAATTACCGTCAGTAAATTTTAACCTAACATCATCGTTAGGTAATGTTTCTGCCGCATATAAATTTCTAGTGTTTTGCTGTTGAGCATTAAAATTTATTGTTTGTCCTACTGTATTTTGAATTCTAGACCATTTGTTTATAATAGAACCTGATGTTCTTATTTCTTGCACCCATAAATCTGTTTGGTTGATGCCAACTACACCTACATCCTGACTTCTGTTTGGTAATGGTGCTGTAAAATTAAAGTCTTTGGATTTAAGTTGACCCTGTTTAAACATCATAAAAAATCCAGAATTTATACTGTTTTGACCTTTACCATCGTTTCTGTAAATTAATCCAAAACTGTTTATGGGGTCAGGATGCCTTTCATAAAAGTATTGGTTATCGTAAAAATCAGCATCTACAATTTCAAAATTTCTGCTTGAACCTGCTACTTGTGAAGTAAAGCCAAATGCTAAAGGACTGTTTAAACTTTTTAATATCCTATATACTTCAGTTTTAATACCACCAACTGTGCCTTCTTTTGCAGGTGAAGTAAATCTATTAGAAGTAGACAAAGCACTATTTAATACTGTAATAAATTGCTCATAAGCATCAGCATTATTGGCGTCTGCCCAAAAAATAGGTTTACCTGCCAAATTATTGCCTAGGCTATCTGTAATAGGTTCTGATGTACTAATGGCAACTATTTTTGCGAGTCCAGACGCTGGTATTCTTCTTCTTGGTGAATACCCTAACATCCTTGCTAGTTTAAATACTGAATCTCTTCTTTCAGCAGTTTCTAAAAAGTTTTCTCTACTGTTAAGGTCCATTCTAAATGCTAATGATTGAGCCACAAAAGCCAACAATTCTATAATTGCAATAAACTCTGAACTTTCTATATAGTCATTAAAATTTTCTGGATAATTTTGTTTGATATAACTTACCATTGACAGGCGTAAAGTATTAAAATCATATGAAGTAAAATCTATATTAGAGAATACTTTATATGCAACTTTCCAATCTTCCGCGGCAAATAAATTATTTTGTCTTTCTGAATATGCCATTTTTACTCGATACCACTATTATTTACAAACTCTAAAAACAACATGTCGTCTGTATTAGTTTGCACATAGTTTAAAATTACTTCTGCCCTTATTGTATGGTCTGAAATATATAATACTGTGCTTTTTAACTCCACTCTAGGATCCTTTGCAACTATTCTTTCAATGTCTGCTTTGATGTCTTCTTCAGTTGCTTCGTCTTCGGGCTCCATTAAAAGGTCCCATATAATGCTACCAAAGTTTGGTCTCATTAATCTTTCTCCCTGCCTAGTATAAAACTCATTAAGGAGATCCCTCTTAACTAACTCAACATCATACAATGAGTAAGGTGCTCTAATATTGTCTACAGTATTAAATCCTCTGAATGTTGTCGCCATACCTTTATTTATCATATTCATTAAAACAAGTTATAATGGCTTGACAAAGAAAAAAATGTAGTATATAATGGCAATATGAAAAACGTGATTTACATACATGGTGCTAATGCTTGTGCTGATAATTTTAATTATTACACACTAAAATTACCAGAACATAGGATTTTAACACCAGAATACAGTATGGAAGATGATCCCTTCGATGTAGTAGAAATGATCAGGCTACAAAAAGAACGTGAATTCGGCAAAGAACCAGTGTATTTTGTAGGGCATAGTTTTGGAGGGTTACTGGCGGCCTGGTATGTTAGTGTATATCCAAACAAAATTAAGCATTTAATTACAATAGCAACTCCCTGGATGGGCACTCCTGTAGCAAGAATTTTTGGATATTTTTGGAGAAACTCCAAAATGTTTCAGAATACCAGACCTGGTGCAGAAGTTTTAGCACTCTTACAGGAAAAAAGGTATGCAGGAGCCCATACTAATATAGTATGTACAAAAGGTGCCAACCCTGTAGCAGGTTTAGGCGGTAAGGCAAATGACGGTATGATAGATTGTGATAGTCAAAGTGCAACTCCACCTAAATTCAAAATGTCTGAAAATACGTTTATAGAAGCAGGACATAGTGCTGTTTTGTTAAATAACAACGTAACAAACTTATTACAAAAAATAATATTTGAGGAATAATATGGAAGTAGTACATAGTTTAAATAACACACTAGAAGAAGAACTAAGAGTTATGCTAGTTAATAAAAATAATGAATGTGCCTCTCTAAGAGCTCATATTGAATTATTGGAAAAAGCAGTTGCTGAAGAACAAGAACAAAAGTACAGATTACTTGTTGAAAATGCTGATCTTAAAAAATTTATAAAAGATTAATTATCAGTGTCTTGACTTTTACCTGTTAGGTCTGAAGGGCCATTGTTTATAAGTTTTGACAAGTCACCAAACTCCAAATAATTTCCTTTAACCTGACCTTCTAATAAAACACCCATTGCTTCTCGTTTTCTCTTTTTTAACCTGGCAGTAAGTTGTTTCCATGTTGCTTTGTTTTCACCTTCTATGTTAAAATCTATTTTTACAATATCTGGTGTTGTAAACAGTTCTGATTCGAACTCTCTTCTGTGTTGAAAATCCAGTCTTACTTCTGCTGGTTCGTTAGGATTTGCAGAGCCCACTCTCCATCGTAGTAATGCTTCTGGTACTAACACATAATTTTTATTATTAAGTTGACGCAAAACACCACTTCTACCAAAATTTTCGCCACCTATATGACTGCAAAAACTTGTTATTGCTAACATTTGATTATCACTTAGCGGTACTCTAACTAATGCCTTCACAACACTTGATGCTTCTTCTAATTTGGTCATCATTGTTAAATCGGAACCTATAGGTCCCAAACCATTTGTGAAATCTACTAGTTTATTTCCTGATTTGTCTATTAATATAATGCTAGGACCATCAAACACAGGAGTTATTCCTTTTTCTACAAATTTTGTAATTATTTTTTCTAATATTTCTAATTTTCCAGGACCGCTCATTAGCCACCACCTCCCTCATTTTCGTTTGCACCTTTGGTTATGCTATTTGCAATATCACTAACCTTTTGATTTAATTGGCCGGTTGTTAATCCTGTTTGTTTCATAACATTACTTGCTAGGCCACTCACATCACCTATACTGTTCATATTATCTAATCCTAATTCACCAGAAACTTCTCCTATTGCTTGGTTGGCCATATTACCTAAAGCGGCGGCTGGATTTTGCATGTATTTTTGCAATTCGGTCAGTCTATTCTGTACATCTAAAATCATTGCTTTTGTTTCAGCCATCCAATCTGGTAATTGTAATGCATAACCAAATTTTCCTGCTAGTAAATCTGATAATGTGGGTATATCAAAACTAAAACTTGGCATAATTAAACCTTTGAGATATTCTTCGTAATTTAATAATGCATTTAAATTTCCTTTAAGTCCTGCAACATTAAAATTACTCATTATTTCATTTGCTTTATCACCTGCCTGTTCTTTAAGTGCCTCAAGACCAGGTATAGGAAATGGAAAACTACCTAAAAGATCATCAAGTTTTTTCTGATCATCCTGAACACGTTTTTGCACAACTTCGTTCATGATCTGTTTTACTTCTGCTTTATAGCCTGCAAATGGGTCGTTGCTGTCTCCTGGAGGCTGTGCATTTGGGTCTGTGTCTGCAGACGAGTCTTCACTCATTCCGTACTGATTAGCATCTGCGGCCGCATCGGACTTATAATGACCTGCGTATGGTTCTGCTGTAAGCATTTCTCCTACAATAGTGCTAATAGTTGCACCGTCCTCTCTTATACCACCACCTGGCAAAATATTTTCACCGTCACGATCATATTCAGGTGGTGTACTGGATAAATCTGTTAAATCCTGCATGTTTAATGGTTTAAGAGACGGACCTGGTGTTCCTTTAAGTGGAGGTATACCTGCAACACCTGGTGGAGAGTTTAATAATATAGGCACACCTGCTAGTCCTATACCTGCTGTACCAACCAGGTTTAAACCAGTAGTTCCTAATAATCCCAATGGACCACCCAATGCTTCTATTGTTACACCGCCAAAGACATCTGGGTCTCCTACAGGAGCAGGTCTAACTGTAGATACTATATTAATTTTTCTAGCATCTAGATTTATTTTATTTGCACCTTTAACACTGGCATCACCGTTTTTAGCATTTAAAACTGTGTTTGTTCCTGCTAAAACAGATGTTGCTCCAACAGACTCTAATCTTATATCACCACCAACACCAGCAGGACCTTTATGAATTCCAGAGGCATAACCTTCTGGCATGCCTACATATTCACCTTCTTTCATATCACCTGCGGCTTTAAGTCTAATATTTTTTCCTGCTTCTATGTTTACATTTTTGTCTGCTCTTAAATTGAAGTTTCCTTTGGATCTTAAACTTATATCGGCTTCTCCAAAAATACTTATACCGCCATTTTTAGAAAGCTCTACCCATGCAGTTCCAGGTTTGTTAATAATATAAACTATACCCTCATTGTCATCTAATAATATCTGATTGCCACCTGCACTTCTTAATCTTATATGTCTACTATCACGACTGTCGTCCATTACAAATGTATGTCCGCCCATTCTGTGTTTTGGGTTTCCTTTTCCTTCTTCTTCAGAATTTACTAATGGGCCTGGTGTTAAAATTCCGTATGTTGTTGATGTATCTGACGACCTAACTCCACGTCTTGCAGTACCTCTGACTTTGTCAGTAATTAAACCCTGTTTTACTAATGCTTCTGCTAAGTCATGATGAACAGGTCTAGGTGTATCTGTACCCTCCTGGCCTGTTACTGGGTCTATGGTGGATTTTTCTGCTACAGGTAAATTGATACCTGCACCACCTTTGCCGTAATTTAGTAAACTCCCTGGTATAGAAGGCATCATATGTCCTTGCCATTCTGTACCGCCTATGCAGGATAAAATATAAGCATCATCTGGATTATGGTTTACAAATGCAACCAGAACCAGCACACCTCTATCTGGTGGTGCCATCCACATGCCGTATGATTTAGATGTTTGCTCATATGATCTATGATCTAGATCTGATCCACCTACTTCTTCTGTTTTTCCTAAAAATGGTGAGGACCATTTTGCCATTACTTCACCAGGACCTAGTGTGCTTGATGAATCTGCTTTGGAAGTCATTTCTGCACCCAAGGCTGATACAAAAACTTTGAGCTTTCCTTGTCTGTGATAGTCAGCAGTATCTCTGATTACACCTGAATATATGCCGGAAAATTCTAAATCTTTAACAGTTTCAGCAAGTTTATAATCTCCTGCTCCTCCACTATCTTCATATGAATTTCCCATTTATTTTCCTCCATGCGTATTTACACACATGTTTAATATTTTCTTCCTGTGATTGGACTATAAATCAATCCTTTTTGTAATCCTGATCTGTTATCTACTGGTATGGCTTGTACTTGTACATCTGCAAAAGGGTTAAAATCAGGATTCAGTAAATCACTTCCTGTTGGCATATCAACACCTTCAATACCTGAAGAGTTTAAAACACCAGACAAAGTTCCAGGTGCTCCACCGTCTGTATTTTGAATAGTATCTGCCCATTCATCTATTCTGGCCTGAACCAAAGTGCTAACTTGTTCTATTTTAGATACATCATACTCTTGAGCTTTAACCAAACTCAATGTCTGATAAAATTCACCGTTAGCCAATGTTGATTCACATCGTGTACAACGATACACACCGCTCATAGTGTAATTTAAGTGACCAAAATTATATAGTCCAGTATTTGCGTCTTCGTCATCTACATTAAAGTCTAATTTCCTTGGAGATTCTATCATTAATAAAATTACAGGTCCACCACTGTCTGCATAGGCGCCTTCTAGATCTGAAATATATTCGTTGCTGTCTGCTGTTTTATCTAGATCATAAAAATTTTTCTTACCCCACCACCAAGGATCACCCCTTATTTCCATAACCAATTGCATACTGCTACTAGCACCAGCATGTTGAGACATTAAATGTGAGAATGCCATAGCTCTAATAGAACCACGTTCAACTGCCTGAGAGTAACTTTTTTGATTTGTTGATGTAGTATCAACATTAATTGTTGATGTGGCTCCTGAAACTAAAGCTCTAGAGTCAAATACTTCTTGAGCGTTCATAAAAGATGCAAATCTTTCTGCGATTCTGGAGTCGTCACCTGGACCTTCTAGACCCGGTACCAATTGTGAAGAAAATACAGGTATATTAATATCTCTTTCGTCTTCTTCTTGCGTACTTTCCTGTGTATCACTTTCTGTGGGAGTTCCAGTTTGTGAAGCAATTCTGTTTCTGACCAGTTCCTGATTTATTGCTTCTCTAAATACCTCATCAGCCGCAATGGCTTCGACCAACGCATCTTCGTTTGCCGCATTTTGTCCGCTTAATGCACTTTCCACAAACTCCCTTGTAAAACCACTTCCAGTAGAACCATCTACTACATTACCTATAGCAGTTTGTAGGATATCTTTTCCACTATCTATTTGTGATTTTACATCATTTAAAAAATCTATTATTGTGGCTTTTTGAGCTTCTGCTTTTTGTTTTTCATTAGGACTTGTTAAAAGCGGATTTTCTTTTTCTGCTTCATCTAATGTTTTGCTGTTAGCATGAGCATAAGCCAATTGAGCTACAGGATTTCTTAATCCATAATATGGTACTCTTAATGCAAAGGCCTCATCAAATTTAAGATCTAAACTTTTTATTTGGTCATTTAAGCCTGTAAACATATAAAGATATTCTTTTTGAATTTTTAATTCGGTAATTCTGTCTGTTACAATTTCTAAATTTGTAAGTGGTGCCATACAACTAGAAGTCAATCCTATGTCTGTCCTGGGAGATTGAACTCGTAAAAGACTATATTCAACTCTGGCTTTATATTGTCTTTTTTTAGGATCAAATTTGCTATAGTCAAAATTTATAGAATTGCCTATAGTAAACCAACCTACAAAAGTTTTCTTCATGTCAACACCCTTTTCGGGGTTTTCTAAATCCTTTAGTCTGGTGGCATTTTGCATAAAATCGTAACTCAGACCCATAATTGTTATCAAGGCATCTTGAACATTATTACCTTTAGGAAACCTTAAGGAAACTGAAGATTTATCAGACAAGATTGTTCTAACTCTATCCATATTTCTTTCATCTAATTGGCTTATGTCTGTATTAGCAATTTGGTCACCGCTTAATGGATCATCTAAAAATATGTCACCACCGGCCAAACCATCTGGTGGAGTATAAGAACCGAAAGTAGAACTATCTTGTGGTTTTGTTGGCGCATCCTGGCCACCAAATCTGTCTGCAAATTTTGTTTGATAGGATTCTGGTGCGTCTGCAAAATTTATAGGTGTAACTCTGTCTGGATCTATATAGATTCTGTCTAAATATCTTCCTGTAGTAGTTCTTTGATCTTGAGCATTATCAGGATTATCTCCTTCTCCGGCTTTAAAATCTTTTTTATAAAACATATCCTCATAGTTTATAATATATTCAGTTTTTGCTTTGGACAGAGTATCATCAGTTGTATTTCCAGAATTATCTGTGTTTGTAGATCCTGATGTTCCTTCAGTATTATTTTCTGTAGTTAATTGGTTATTTAATGATCTCTGTAGGGCTTCTAACAGTTCCGTAATAGTACCTCCAGAAATTACTATTTCTGTTTGAAATGTATGATATTTTTTAAATTGTGCAACATTGTCCATGATGTGAGCAGAGCAATGATACGTGGAACCTTCTGGAGTTATTTCCATATCGAATTTCAAATATCCTAATTCATACACGAATGGACGACCTATCATATGCGGATCACTAGGTTTATTATTAGGTGCATCATCAATTGTCTCATCAGGATAACCTTTAAATGTGATCTCTAAATAGAAAGGTATATTACTTGATACTGCTTGTGAAGGATCAGTTGAACCAGAAAGACCAAGTGATTGGCCTTCTGCTGTGTCTACTATAGTTTCTGTATACCCACAATAAACTTTTGCGGCCGCAAGTCTGTCTAAAAATGATACAGACCCTGGCTCTGTTATGTCAAATGTTACCGTTGTTGCAACACTTCTGTTTTTATTAACATCATATTCTGTGCCATCATTGTTGAAATGCTCTAGATTTAAATTATCAATAGTTAAATCAGTAACACCTGTTTGTGCTATAACTACTTCATTACTAGGGTCTTGAAGGGCAATGTCGAAGCCAATAGTATTTTTTGGATCGTCATTAGGTGTGTTGTGCATTTCGATAACTTTTTGTTTATCTATCATGAATAATCTGATATGATAATTTGGTGTATGATACTTGTCTAAAATATTACCGGAAACTCTGTTAGGCAAATATTGTCCTTGCTGGGCGGCCGCCAAATACTCAGATTCATTATTTTGTGGATCAAGCTCGTCTAAACTATTCCTTAATTCTAAATCTTCAAGTGCTGATTGTGTAAAATCTGATGTTTTACTTTTAAATATCTTCTGTATTTCAGCAATATCATCGTTTCCTAAAACGTTAAATAATTCCGAATTATTTTTTAAAAAGTCTTGTGCGTCAGATAAACTTCGCAAATTATCCACATTATTAAATACAGTTTCTCTAGCAGATTGATAGGAATCTCTTAATCCACTTACCGTTTCTTGATAACTTTGTTGGGCGGATAAAAGTTCTGATTGTGTAGGTCTAAATGTAGGCATAATCTTTAAAGTCTTTTCATAACAGATTCTTCTGATGGTAAAACAATATCTGTACCTGCTTTAAAATCTCTTATTGGATCGTATAATACATCAGTATTTCTTACGGCAAATACCCACCATAATTCTGAACTGCCATACAATTTAAATGCCAATAAATCAGGACGTTCATCATAATCTGGTTCTATGGTGTAGACACTATCATTTACTGAAGGTGTTATTTTTGGAATGGTATTAATATCCAAAAATTGTTTATCACTAATTCTAGGATTTTGTATAAATGAATTTCTGCTATATTTTGCCATTAGATAAATCCATCCTTATAAAGTTTTCCATTTCTAAATGCTTCAACATCAAATTTCTGTCTAACCTTTTTAGGTGTATATGCTGGTGTTAAGTTTATTTGTAAATTAAATCTTACTGGCACATACGTTGTTTGTTCTCCTTCACCACCTGCTGTTTTAGATTTTACAGGTATATAGTCAACGTCATTTGGTAATTGCAGGTTGTAGTCTCTAACAACTACTGGTACTTTATTAAAACCATGGTCTCCCATATATTCAAATATTAAAACTGGCGGTGGTGTACCATATCCACCATCATTAATTGCCGCTTCACCAAAATATGCTTTGGTCACTGCTCTACAAAAATGTATAACTGCTAATAGATATTGTGCTTCATACACATCATTAGCAAAAAAATCAGCAGTAACTGGTAGCATAGGAGGTCTACTATGGTTATATGTTACTACAGGATAATTCATTCCATGCATTAGATGTTCATTATATTCGTTTAACCCTGCTAAGAAAATTAGAGGTGTTTCTTGCCAAACCAGACCACCTGTTTTCTTAAGAGGACCTAACAAACCATTTGTATCAGTTTGGTAAATTTTATCCCTACCTGCATCTTTAGGTCTAAGTCTTGCTCTCCAATCGACATTACCTGGCTTGGAGCCTTCGGGAGACACAACTTTTATATTACCAGCATTATTAACAGACTGATTTAGTTCATTAGCTCTATTAGTCATTAAGCTCATAAAGGAATTATCCTGATAGTTTTCTATTCCACCACCTAAACCAGGAAAAAAGGCACCCACAATGGATTGAAGTCTGGGATCAAGTTTCCCCATCTCCTTGCCGATTTTGTTATTAATTTTACTGTTTACTGCTTTAAAAAAGTCTGCCATACAAATCTCCTGTGTTAGTATTTATCTGTTTCATTAAAACATATTTTAATTGGCCACTTTTACTAAATATTAATTGACAATACACAGGTAATGTGTATAATAACACAATATAAATGAACGATAATTTTGAGGAGAGTTATTAATGGCACAGCCTAAAAAAGTAAACTATCTTAATAATAAAGATATTCTAAAAGAAATTCACAAAAGCAAAATGAGTTACTGCTGGTTAGCAGATGACAAATATGCAGATTTTGATATCATACTGCAAGATGTTAAAAAAATTAACAGAAACAGTATAAAATCCGCAAGAGAAAACAAAGCCGCAAAAATGCAATCAGAGGCTTATCAGGCCGCAATGGCAGTTCATGATCCTAAGGATTATAAGAACAAACCCAAGCAGAAAGAATTTGCTGTAGACCCAAAAAGTATTCCTGTAGAGGATTTGGTATTCCGTGTTATGACCATGGAACATATCCCAGAAGAACCTGGCAGGAAGAAAAATCCCAAAACAGAAGCAGAATTCTTAGCAAAGGTAAATTTTCCTCCTTTTAAACATTATGCCTATGTGTCAGATGAAGTCAAAGAAGTTGCTAGAAGTCATTGGGAAGGTGGCTTGAGTAATGGTCAATTTAATTGTAAGCATGGTAAAATCACTAACAAGTTAGGCCATATGTTCTTAAAACTTGTGGAAAGATATAGTCACAGAGCTAACTGGAGAGGTTATACTTATATTGATGAAATGAGAGGCCAGGCATTAGTGCAATTAAGTTATATTGGATTACAATTTAATGAGATGAAATCAGATAATCCATTTGCATATTATACTGCCGCAGTTAATAATAGTTTTACAAGAATACTTAACCTGGAAAAAAGGAACCAGACTATCAGAGATGATATATTGATTGAGCAAGGTCATTTACCAAGTTATGGTAGACAAATACAGCATGAGAACGAAATGAAAATCATGCGTGAACAAGCAGATCAAACAGATATCAACACTTAATTAAATATGTCCCAACTGTTTAAAACAGCGGCATGTTTCACTGATATTCATTACGGATTAAAGCAAAACAGCCGTTTACATTTAGAAGATTGTCACAGATATGTGGATTGGTTTATTGCTGAAGCAAAAGCCAGAAATGCAGAAACTTGTATATTTCTTGGTGACTGGCATCATCACAGAGCAAGTGTCAATGTTGCCACGATGAATGCAACCATCAGAGATCTTAAAAAAATAAATGAAGCATTTGAAACTGTTTACTTTATAACAGGCAATCACGATTTATATTACAGAGAAAAACGTGATTTAAACAGTATTGAATATGCAAGAGACCTATCTAACTTTGTTATGGTAGATGAACATTTTGTACAAGATGATGTTGCTATTATACCTTGGCTAGTGGGAGATGAACACAAACAAGTAGCAAAGATGGATGTCAAATATATGTTTGGGCATTTTGAATTACCTTATTTTAAAATGAATGCAATGGTAGAGATGCCAGACCACGGCGGTATAAACGACAAAATGTTGAGTGGTCCTGAATATGTGTTTAGTGGTCATTTCCATAAACGTCAATATAAAAATAATATACATTATATAGGAAATGCTTTCCCACATAATTACGCAGATGTGGACGATGACCAACGTGGTGCAATGTTCCTAACATGGGGAGAAGAACCTCAATATGTAAACTGGACTGAGTGCCCTAAGTACAGAGTTTTTACACTAAAACAGTTATTGGACGATCACCAAAATTTATTAGACGAATATACTTATGCTAGAGTTAAATTGGACATCAGCATTAGTTATGAAGAAGCAAATTTTATTAGAGAAAAGTTTGCAGAACAATATAAAGTCCGTGAACTTCAATTATTACCTGTAAAGGAAGAAGAAGAATTTGAAGGCGGAGAAATAAGTTTTGAAAGTGTTGATCAAATAGTTATACAGCAATTAGAAACTATAGAAAGTAAAACAGTTGAAAAAGAAAAATTAATAAACATTTACAATAGCATAGAGATCGAATAGTGTTAAAAATTAAAAACGTATCAGCAAAGAATTTTATGAGTGTTGGCAACAACACACAGGCAGTCAATTTTGACAACTGTCAACTTACTCTTGTGCTAGGACATAACCTGGATATGGGAGGAGATGGTAGCAGGAATGGTACAGGTAAAACTACTATAATAAATGCTCTCAGTTATGCTCTTTATGGAGATGCCTTAACAAATATTCGCAAAGACAACCTAATAAACAAAACAAACGGTAAAGGCATGATTGTTACTGTGGAGTTTGAAATTAAAGGAAAACAATACAGAATAGAACGTGGCAGACGTCCTAATATACTTAAATTTTCTATAGATGGCCAAGATGCATTAGATAATGAACAACAAGGCGACAGCAGAGAAACACAGAAAGAAATAGAAAAAATTATTGGTTTTCCTCATAATATGTTTAAGCATTTGATTGCACTAAACACTTATACCGAGCCTTTCCTGAGCATGAAAAACAATGATCAAAGGGACATGATAGAGCAATTACTGGGTATAACTGAGTTATCACGTAAAGCAGAAGTGTTAAAAGAAAGACAAAAAAACACTAAAGAATCAATTAAAGAGGAAGAAATACGCATAAATGCTGTGGAAGAAAGCAATAAACGTATAGAAAAAAATATCAAAGAGATAGAAAGTCGCAGTAAGGCTTGGGAAGCCAATAAAAATACCAAAATACAAGAACTTGGCAATGCTATTGTAAAACTAGAAACTATTAATATTGATGATGAATTAGACAATCACAAAATAAAATCTACCCTCAAAGATCAACTTCAACTGAAATCCACCACAGAATCTGAATTAAGCAGAACATCGGTTTCACTAAAGAGAAGTATGGAAAAAATTGATGAACTTAAAAGCAATTTAGAAAGTGCCAAAGAGGGTGTTTGTCCTGCTTGTGGGCAAGATACAGCACATCTGGAAACACACGAAGATTATACAGAAGAATTAAAAGACAAAATAGACACTGAGCAAACATACTATGATGAACTGTATACCAGAGTGCAAGAACTGGAAGGTAAATTATCTGAGTTTGGTGAATTACCGCAAGAACCAGATACTGCTTATAGCAATCTGGCAGATGCTTTACAACACAAACACAATCTGGAATCCATGATGTCCCAACTGGAAGAAAAGGCTCAGGAAGATAATCCTTATATTGAACAAATTGAAGGTTTACAAACTACAGGTATTCAGGAAATCAGTTTTGAGACCATGAATGAGCTCACATATCTGCAAGAGCATCAGGACTTTTTATACAAATTGCTCACAAGCAAAGACAGTTTTATCAGAAAGAAAATTATTGATCAAAACATAGCCTATTTAAATCACAGACTAGCATATTATCTGGAAAAATTAGGCTTACCACATGATGTTAAATTTAGCAGTGATCTAAGTGTAGAGATTACAGAGTATGGCAGAGATTTAGACTTTGATAATTTGAGTAGAGGTGAACGTAACAGACTTATACTTGGTTTAAGTTGGGCATTCAGAGACATGTATGAAAGTTTAAACAGGCCCATGAACTTGCTCTGCATTGATGAACTTGTGGATTCCGGAATGGATACCATGGGTGTGGAAAATGCTTTGGCGATACTGAAAAAAATGCATCGTGAACAAGGTAAAAACATCATGCTGATATCACACAAAGAGGAATTAGTTGGTCGTGTAAACAACGTATTAACAGTTGTTAAAGAAGGAGGCTTTACGGCTTATAACACAGACACAGACTATGTCAACTGATGATTTTAATTCTTACCACTCCCAGAACAGGTAGTACCTGGTACTGTGAATATCTAGCAAAACAGCATTCGCTGGAAAATCTGGATGAGTATTTTGGCAAATATGAATATAATTTATTAGATCAAAATCAAAAGTTAGAATATCTGACAGACAATCCGGATGTAGTGTTTAAATGTTTTCCCTGGCACATTAAAAATATCCGTAATAATTTTATCAGAGCAGGATTTTTAGAACACAATTTATTTAAACTGGCTGATGAAATCCATATTTTGACCCGCAACGATTTTCACAGTCAAATTAAAAGTTTTTATATAGCACAGGAAACTGGTGTCTGGGATGGTTCACCACAAAAGCCGGAAACACTAACACTTGACCAGAATAAATTTGACTATTGGACATGGCATCTGAAAGATGGTTATATGCATTTGTCAGAATACTTTAAAAAGTTTGAGTGTAAATTAATAGATTTTTCTGAATTACCTTTTCATACCGATACTAACGAAAAGTATATAAGACCTATTAAATGGTCTAGCGAACCAATTATTCAAGATTTTAATATTACTGAATTGTTTAAAACTTAACAGACACTTCGTGTCTTTACAAACTACATTCAATCGTTTCGTTTCACTCAACTCTTTCATTTGTTTGTAATTTTTTTTTAAAGCCGTTATCATGTAAGTTGGAGTCATAATTCACCTGTTACAGGTGAACAATGATGTCATCATGTGAAGTCTTCATCATCTCAATCTCGGGTGCTGTTAAGAAGCGGTGGGCCTTTACTCCTCATACACTACCGTCACTGGTGTCCCACGGAAACCTGTATAACCTAGATGAGTTTAGTTATACTGATTCTCAGGTTGCTTGTTCTCAGAGCCTGAATCGTTTAATACTGTTTGTCGTGTTTGTATCTCATTTGCCGCTATACATCTCCAGTATCTCGCACCGGGTGTTGCCATTGCCGGATTGTCAAGGAGCCAGATTTAATTTGCCTCTGTTGGGGCCGGTGTATAGTCCTATGTATTGCCTGTGTTTGTGCCTTGATGTGAATTGTGTTCTAACTTTCGTCTTAACACACCTACTTAGTAGTCTTTTAAGGTCTCTTTAAGGATTTTAGAACCACCAACCCTTACGTTGATAATTCCATTATAATAATCATCTGTTTCAAGTACTCGCCTTTCGAATTGCTCTCTGGCTTCCAAGTAACTTGCAACTCCTCTTGTAGGACAAAAATATAATATTTCTCTACGGAAATTTTCTTCTCCTAATTCTATTACATCGTTGTTTAAATGATCGCTACTCCCCCAATAAGTACGCCAGTCGCTTTCTTTTGTGCCACGTCTTTTATTTTTTCTGCCTTTTAATGGAGGTTTGGTTGTTTTGAATTTTGCTAATTTTTTTCCAACATATTTCATGTCGTTTGTAAGGTTTGTAATTAAATATACAAACGCCTCACAATCATCTGGAAGTTCTGATATTTCTTTGTCTTTATAATACCAACTCATTACATATCTTCTGATACTGGTTTACCTGCTTTTGCTTTAAAATAATTATTGATAGTTTTTGCTACTAATTGCCTTTGAGGTAAACTCATAGTCCAAACGTCTGCAAAACTCAGACTACCTTGTGCATAGATAACCATTTCGGTTACTTCTTTGTTAATGGCATCTGAATCTTCATTGAGCTTCCTAAGGTATGCCACTACCTCCTCAGGCTCTGCACGAGCTAGGAAGCCGTGAAAAAATTTACTGTATTAAAGTTTACAATACTTTCAAATGTAAACTCTTCTCCTTCTGGTAATTTTTCACTACAGGGCTCACATGTCATTTGCATTGTTTTTTGCACACCTTTATTACCCATTTCTGTAATAAATTTTTCCAACTCTTTTCCAATACTTGCATCACAGTTTTCTAAAAATTCTTTTATGTGTGCATATTCAGTAACAACAATAGCCTCGCTTTCTTTGGTTGCTGGTATAATAATAGAACTTATGGAATCAACAAGTATATCAAAATTAAGATTTGCAAGTTCTATAAAATTACTATTAAAAGCTCTTAACTTTTCTACCTCATCTGAGATTTCTGCAATGCTCTGCAAACTTCTTTCACTTCTAAAATTTGCCACACCGGCTTTTACAGAAGTTTCATAACTAAAAGGTCTCATAGTAATTAAAAGACCATTTTCTGTGCTGAATTCATATTTACTGTCTATAGGTTCCATATTTGAAAGAACAACTTCAACACTGATAATAGCACTTGCTTGTTCTCCACACTGAGTACATGATGCATTAACATCTAACTCGTCTCCAAAAGTTGCACCTTGGATAGCAACTAAAAGTGCATCTACATCATTAGCAATTAATTTTCTGGGTTGCTTGACATTGGGTACACAACTTTGAATAACTTGTGCAACTGCTTCTCCATTTAACAATGCATCAGGATTTTTCATCATGATTTCATCTTTTGCAGTCATTGGATATATAGGTAGTTCATTGGTTGAAGGCATATCTATAATGCTTTCGTCATAAAATACTCCGTTTGAAGGTAAACTAGAATATATTTTTGGTGTCCTAAAGTGACCTACTAGAGGGTTATTTGTATTGGACATATTAAAACTCCTGTTAATTAAAATGATAAATATGTTATAAGTGATTTATCAGATAATATTTATCACCATAAAATACGCACTTAATGGAGAAACCGGTTGGCTGACAAAGATAAAAGAATAGAATTTGAACTTCCTGAGGACGGTAGTGGAAGAGGTTCAGTTTTTATACCACCTCTGGCAATGGATAGCACTCTGCAGGATCTATTAAAAAACAATCAGGCATTAAAAACAAACCTAGACAAATATCTTGTAGCAGTTGCTAAAAAAATGGATAATGGTGAATTATCTGATGCAGTTAAAGACTTAATAGAAACTATTGAAGACAGCAAGGATACAACTGAGACCAAAACCAAAGAGGTAAATGAAGAATTAGAAACTTTTGGAGAGGCAACAAAAGGTGCAACAGAAAAACTGGGCCAATCCCAAGAAAACCTAGATGATTTAAACAAACGTATAGCACAAGAAAAAAATGCATTAGGCAGAATGACAGCTCAGTTTAGTAAAGACATGATCTTTACACTAAATGCATTTGACTTTGTGTTTAAATCGTTAGTGTCATTTGGTACTATTACTGGTGGCTATCTTGTAGCCAGTGTTGGTAACACAGGAGAGGCTCTAAAAAGTTTAACAGACGTAGGTCAGGCATTTGGTGATACAACTGGAAAAAGTAATCAAACAACTCTGCAAACTATTCAGGCATTTACCAGAATGGGTATAACAGTTGATCAGGCTACAACTACATTGTCAACTTTTAGTAGAACAGCATCAGTATTAGGACAAAAAGGTCTTACTGATTTAAACAAACAGTTTTTAGAATTAACAAATTACGGGCAAGATCTTGGTGTAACATTGGATGATGCTACTCAATTGTTCCAGGAAGATCTGGATTTTAGAGCCAGGACATTAACTCGTAACCAATTTAATGAAGCCAGAAATGCAGACCTGTCTTTTAGATCTATTCAAAATTTAAGGTTATTCTCTACAGCATTGGGTATTAGTACGGATGAACTAAGACAGAGTTCAAGAAATCTGCTTGAAGGCAATGCAGGTATTACTAGTTTGATCAGAAATTTTGGTTCCAGAGGACCAGAAGTTCAAGCGGCAATTGAAAATTTAGTTGGCGGCCTACAAGGGGCAGAAGTAGATGATAATTTTATACAGGGAATTTTAGAAGTAGCAACTGTAGGCGCCTCTGGTGCTAGTAATTTCTTAAATCAACTAGGCACCATAGACAGTGGATTAAGAGAAGAATTTGTTAATATTGCTATGAGGTTAAGAGACGGGGCATTTTCTCTAGATGAGGTTCCGTCTATATTAAACGATATATTAAGCGAGTTCAGTACATCTGATCCAACCAAATTTTTAAGTTTATTAGCCAGTGATGTAGGTGGAGATTTACAAAACATGGCACAGGCTTATATTAATTCATCACAAAGTGCCATTAATGCTCAGCAAAACATACAACAACAAATGCAAACTTTGGGATTAGATACCAAGGACAGATATGATGATGTTCAAAAGGCATTAACTGGTGTTCAAAATATAATTAAAAAATTGTCAGCAACAGCAGGAACACTTCAGTTAGGTATCGTAACAGGACTTTCTAAATCATTTACTGACTTTTTTAAGAATCAGGGTCAAGTAAACGACCTTCTTAAAAGATTTGGTGGAGTTATACAAAAAATAGGAATGGATATTGGTAATACATTAGGTGAATTTCTAGAAAAACTCGGTGGCGGCAATTTTGAAGAAGGACTGACTAAAGTTATTGACAGCATTGCTACGTTTGGAAAAAACTTTAACACATATTTAGAAAATATACTAAACGGATTTTTAGACAAAGATAATCAATTACAAATTGGAAAGGGCATTATAAATTATGCGGCCGATACTATTGCCTTTGTGGGAGTCCAAGCTCTAAAAATTATAGGGATAGCACTGGCAAAAGGTTTAGGTATGTTGTTTTCGGAATCTACTGGTGTTTTGGCCATTTCCATAATAGGATTATTTGCCGCTAAGGCAGTAGTAAGTGCATTAATAACCAGTGCGTCAGGAATGATACTGTCTTTCTTTGGCCGAATGATGCCTACAGCGTCTATGGCCTTAAGTGCTGGAATGACCACCTGGTGGACAGGGTTTTCAACCTGGATGACTACGTCATGGGCCGGCCTTATGGCAAGGCTGGGCATGATGACTACTGGTGCAGGAGGAGTACCATTTGTGGGTCCTCCAAGTCCTGGAGCACCAAAAGGTGCCAGTAAATTTCTTAATCCTACAAATTTAGTTAGAGGCGGTGCAGTATTGTCAGGTGTTATGGTTGCCAAAGATGGTTATGATGTAGTTGCTGGTACAGACGGTGGAGCAACAGGCAGTAACATTGGCGGACTAGTTGGTGGAGGCCTCGGAGCATTAGGATTTTTCTTAGGACCATTAGGTGGTGCTATAGGTATGGCCGCAGGTAATGTGATTGGTAGTGCAATAGGTGGCATGTTTG